CATTCGTCATCGTGTTGAGCACCGGCACCCCGAGCAGCACGGCAGCGACCACCAGCGGCAGCGACTTCCTTGTCACGCTCACCAGCGCGGTCACGGCAGCACTCGCGCCCGGCGACTACACGTTTGCGGTCTACGTCACATCGAGCAGCCAGCGAACCACAGCGGAGACTGGCAAGATTTCCATTCTGCCCAACTTGGCCGTCGCGCGCACTGCGACGTTCGCCGAGGCGCAGGTTGCGCTACTCAAAACGGTGATGGCCGCGTTTGCTGCGACTGACAAGCGCGTGGTGAACTTCAACGGCCAGCAGTTCGAGCGGTTCGCCATCGCGGACTACCAGAAACAACTCGTCTATTTCCAAGCCGCCGTGATTCGTGAGCAGCAGACGCAGGCCGCACTGCGCGGAGAGGTGAGCGGCGGGCGCGTCGCGCTTGACTTCATCGCCGCCGATTAACCCCATGAAAAACCCTTTCCGCTGGCTCAAAGAAAAACTCTCCCGCTCCTACAAGGATATTGCGGGCGTCGGCGTGAGCTACAACAAAGATTGGGCGCTGAACACGCAAGGAGAGGACGCCGATTTGTGGCAGTCCGCCTATGCGTTGACAGCCCGCACGCGAGACCTCGCGCGCACGAACCCGACGTTCATCCGATATCGTGAGCTAATCTGGGGCAGCGTATTCGGCGAGGCTGGCACGATGCTGCGCATGAAGGTAAAGGAGCAGGAGGATCGCGTCATTCACACCCCGCAGGAAAAGTCTGCCATCCTCGCGCACGATGAGCGCCGCCGCCGCGTGATGGAATGGGCAGCGAAAAAGGACGGGCGCGAATACACGCACGAACCGCTCTACCGTGGCTTCGGCAACAACGGCAACCGCGTCGCGCAAATCAAAGTCGGCGAGCCGGATGTTTTTGCCAACCAACTCATCGAGCGGAAGTGGAAGGAATGGCAGCGCGCGCAGTATTGCGACGTGCGCGGCACCCGCACCTACTCGCAGATCCGGCAGCTTCGCCTTTGGAGCGCCATTCGCGACGGCGACTTTTTCATCCGTATGATTCGCAGCCCGAAGGTGAACAAATTCGGCTTTGCGCTGCAACTCATTAACGCGGAGTGGGTGGACAGATTCGCCAATGCCAAGCTCGCCAACGGAAACGAAGTCCGCATGGGCATTGAATACGAGTTCACCGAGTTCGGTACCGGCAAGCCCGTCGCATACTACTTCATCAAACGCCAGCCGAACGATTGGCAGTTTTCAGTCCAGAAAGCATTCGGCAGCGTCGGCCCGCTACACGACCGCGTTGACGCTCGCGACATCATTCACTACGCGCGCCCGGTTGACGCAGACGCCACACGGCCCGCGCCGTGGGTAGCAAGCGCCATCCCGACCGCCCGACAGCTTGACCAATACGCCATCGCCGAGGTTGTCGCAGCGCGCTCGCAGGCGTGCAAGGTGGGCTGGCTTTCTAGCACCGTCGTCCCCGAGGGCGGCGTGCCGACAAATGTTGACCCGCGCACTGGCGTCCCGCGACAGGAACTCACACCCGGCAGCATCGTCGGCCTGCCGTGGGGCGTGGAATACACCGAGTCAGACCCGAAACATCCCAACGGGAATTTCGAGGCATTCCGCAAGGCGCAACTTCGGCACCAAGCGGCTGGAATGCCCGGCGCTGCTTACAGCGAACTGGCGAACGATTACGAGTCAATCAACTTTTCAGCCGGTAGACTTCAACGGCTCGCGACGGATGCGATGACCTACATGATCCAGCGGTTCGACATTGACGTTGCCGAGGTGCCAATCTTTGAAGCATGGCTGGAAATGTCGCTGCTCACTGGCGCGATCCCGCTTCCCGCTGCCAAGTTCGACAAGTTCAACGCGCCGCACTTCCAAGGCCCGCGCACGCCGCAGGTTGACGAGGTGAAGGAAGTCACCGCCGCCGCGCTGCGCATCGCGAATCATTTCAGCAGCGACCAGCACGAATGCGACCAATACGGCGTGGACTTCGAGACGATGCTTTTCGAGCAGGCCGAGGCCAACATGATGAAGGAATCGCTCGGCATTGGCACCATCAAGACGGTTGAGACACCGCCGCCGCAGGCACCCGCCGAAGCCGAGGAGGACGACGAAGCGGAAGTCGAAACAGAGCCGGAAGATGAAAAGCCCAAACCGGCGGCGAAGAAATCGCGCATGACAAAAAGCAAGCGCGTGAAACTCAAATGAAGAAACCCGGCCCAGCCAAAAAGAAAAAGAAGCCGCGCAAGCCGCTTCCATTTGAAATCGAAAACCGCGACCCTCAACAACTATTCACACGATGAAAAAAACAATCGAAATTCCCGAAACGCTTTTCCGCAGCGGCACCGCTGCATTCGACAAGGAAAGCGGAGTTGTGCGCCTCAGTTTTTCAAGCGATGCGCCAGTCCTTCGACGCACTCGCAGCGGAGAGCAGTATTACGAAATCCTCGACCACTCCGAGCGCGGGATGAACAAGGAACGGCTTCGCGCCGGGACGAGCCTGCTATTCAATCACAACCCCGAAATTCTGATCGGGCGCAATACGTTTATTGGAGTTGAGAACGGGCGCGGATATGTGGATTCCAAAATCTCGCGCGCCGATGACGTGAAATCCTACGCAACGAAAATCGAAGAAGGCATCCTATGCGATTCGAGCGTTGGCTATGGCATCGAGGACGACGGCGAAGAAATCGGAATGCGCAACGGTATCCCCGAAGTGCGCTTTCGCTGGCAACCGCATGAGGTTTCCCTTGTAACGATTCCGGCAGACGTATCCGTTGGAATTGGACGAGAGGAAACTACCACAGTTTTCCGCAGCGTTACTTTTTCTATTGACAACAAACCCAAACCCGCTACAAACGCACCAACCCACACACCTATGGCCGATCCAATCGCACCCACCGCACCCGAAACCCCGAGCATCAACATCGTCGCGGAACGCCAAGGGGCGGTTGCGGCGGAACGCAAGCGCGTTGCTGATATTCAGGAACTCAATACCCACTTCACGCAGAAAGGCATTGCAGGCCGTCGTGTGGATGCTGGCAAGCTCGCCGAACGCATGATTGCGGACGGCAAGACGGTTGACGACTTCCGCAACGAAGTCATCCGCACCGAGCTTCCCGAACTCAAGCCCATCGAGACTTCGCCCGAAGTCGGCATGAGCAAGCGCGACCTTTCCGGCTATTCCATCGTCCGCGCCATGAACGGCGCGATTGGCGCGATGAAGGGCCAAAGCTGGAGCGGTCTGGAAAAGGAAGCCAGCGAAGCCGCCGCGAAGATCGCGGGCCGCAGCACGCAGGGCTTTTTCATTCCTCACGACGTGATGCAGTCCCGCGCGTTGACAACCAACGTGTTCAGCGCAGCCGGGGCTTTCGTGGATACCTCCGCGCAGGGCCAGTCGCTCATCGAGCTTTACCGGAATAAAATGCACGTAGTGGCACTCGGCGCTCGCGTGCTCACCGGGCTGCAAGGCAACCTCGCCATCCCGAGCCAGACCGGCGGCGCGACCGCTTCGTGGCTCTCCGAAGATGCGACCATCACGGCCAGCCAGCAGACGGTTGGACAGGTTTCGCTCACTCCGCACCGCCTCGCCGGTGCCACCGCATTCACGTATCAGCTTCTTGCACAGTCCTCGCAGGACGTGGAGAACTTCGTTCGCAATGACCTGATGACCGTGCTCGCCATCGAGAAAGACCGCGCGGCCCTCAAAGGCAGCGGCGTGAGCGGCGAACCGCTCGGCATCTACGGCACGGCGAACAAATCCACCAGCGTCACGCTGGCTGGCGCGAACAGCATGACCTACGCGAACGCCGTCCAGTTTGAAACGAACGTCGCGCTCAACAACGCGGACATGGGAAGCCTCGGCTATCTGACCAGCGTGCAGACCAAGGCAAACGCCAAGCTCATCGCGGAAATCAGCAGCACGAACAGCAACCCGGTCTGGAAAGGTGACATGGTGAACGGCTACACCGCACGCGCCACGAACCAACTGACCACGCTTCCAAGTGTCATCTTCGGCAACTGGAGCGACCTCATCATTGGCGACTGGGCGAGCAACGAGGTGATCGTTGACCCCTACTCGCTATCCATGCAGGGCCAAGTCCGCATCGTGATGCAGCAGCTTACCGACGTTGCCATCCGGCACGCCAAATCGTTCAGCATCTCCACCACGTAGTCCTAGCCGAAAGCAACCACTCCAACAGACCCAAACAATATGGCCACACAATCCGACCTCAACGGTTCACTCACAGCGTTCTCGCTCATCCCCGCCGTCAATCTTCTCGTCGCCGCAGGCACGCAGACGTATGCTGGCGTTGACTTGCAGGACTACATCAACAACGTGAAGCTCATCTTCACGCACGCGGGCGCAGCCGCAGACGGCTCGAACTCGCTGCAAGTCTCCATCCTCGACAGCGCGGATAACACCACGTTCGCCGCGACCGCTGGCCTGCCGACGTTTGCGGCCATCACCGCCGACAGCGGCACGGTGAGCGTCTCGCTCGACACGCGCAGTTGCCGCCGCTACATCCAAGGCAAGCTGCTCACGTCGTCCACCACGGCGACGTTCCGCAGCGCGCTAGTTGGAGTTGGCCTGAAGCAGGTCGTCTAGTCACACTCTGGTTGGCATTCATCTCGGGCCGCGCAGAGAAATCTGCGCGGCCCTTGTTTTTGTGCTTGCCATTCTAAAAACCAAGCGTTAG